AGTGCAAAAAACTTCGTAAATGGCAAAGGGACAACCAAAAAGAAAGGTTACAATAGGTGAAAAATTCGGAAAATTAACATTGCTTAAGAAGCTACCTGTTAAATTAAAAGGATTTAATTACAGATATTATGGATTGTACCTATGTGATTGTGGGATGGAAAAGATGATATTAATTCATAACGTAGCACACGGAACAACATCGTCTTGTGGATGCAATTACAAAGAAAGCAACAAGGGAAAAAGAAATGGCAGATATAAAACTACTTAAACGTCAAACAGAAGTTTGGAACATATTGCATGATGACCACACCACACAAGTATTATTCGGTGGTGCTGCTGGTGGTTCAAAATCTACATTGGGTTGTATTTGGATTGTAACTATGTGTTTAAGATATGCAGGTATCAGAACATTGATTGGACGTTCAGTTTTAGCAACCCTAAAGCAAACCACTTTTAAGACGCTTATAGACGTGTTAGGTTGGATGGAACTAAAGTCATCAGTCCATTATAATTACAACGCACAATCAAACGTATTGACGTTTAACAATGGTTCTGAAATAATGTTAAAGGATTTGGAAGACAAACCATCGGATATTGACAAGTCGTCTTTGGGTGGACTTGAATTATCAGCAATTTTCGTGGACGAAGCAAATCAAATATCACACCTTACATTTTCGGTGCTTAAGTCACGTTTAAGATATAAGTTAAATGAATATAACTTACTGGGTCGGATATTATTAACCTGCAATCCATCCAATGGGTGGCTAAAGAAAGAATTTTATAAACCATTCAAAGACAATACGTTACCACATAATATGGCGTTTGTACAAAGTCTACCATATGACAACAAATACCTTCCTGAAAGCTACATATCAATGCTTAATGAATTACCAACAATTCAAAGGGAAAGATTGCTTATGGGTTCGTGGGATTATTTAGAAGAAATAGGAAACTTATTCCATTGGGATACGATTACAGATAGTTCATTCAGATTTGCACCTAACGATAAGGACAAAGTTTATATTACAGTGGACGTAGCACGTATGGGAAACGACAGCACAATTATTTGTATTTGGGTGGGATTATGCATCATTGATATTATCAGGTATAGAAAGATTGACACACATACATTATCAGAACACATAAAAGAATTAATTACACAATATAAAGTACATCCATCACAAGTCATTGCAGATAGTGATGGTATTGGTGCTGCTATTGTGGATAATATCAGATGTACACCATTCATAAACAATTCATCCCCTTTACATGGACAGAACTTTACCAATCTTAAAAGTCAGTGCTTCGTGAAATTAGCTGATTACTTTAAGGAAGGAAAGATTAGCATCAATGTTCAGGACCCAATGATTGTAGATGAATTAACGCAGCAGTTATTAGCAATTAAACTAAAGAACGTAGACAAGGATGGAAAGGTTGGTGTTATACCCAAAGATGAAATGAAGAAGGTATTAGGTGTCAGTCCTGACATTGCAGATGCAATTCTTCTTCGTATGTTACCAGAAATAAAAACATTAAAAACAACTAAACGATACGCAATTGGTGCGTTTTAAAATAGATATATGATACAATTTGAAATTAACGAAAAGGAATATACACTTCCTGATTACTTGTCCATTGACAACTACATTAAGGTTTACAAGCTAAAAGATTTTATGGAAGAAAAATACTTTCAAGCAAAGTTAGTCAGCACCGTAACAGGTGTGGATATGGATACACTATTACAAACCAATCATAACAATATAACATATATATCCGATTACATTGCAGGATTATTCCCAAATACCAAATATCCATTTGAAGATAGCTTTACATTGGATGGTATTGAATATGGTTTTATCCCATCGTGGAAAGGAATGTCATTTGCAGAATTTGTGGATTTGGATACACTGATGAATAAAAAGCCAGAAGAAATTATTAACAACTTACATATCATCTGTGCTATTATGTATCGTCCAATCATCAGCAGAAAGAACAAACATAATTTCCAAATTGAAAAGTACGATGCAGCATCAATGATTGAACGTGCAGAATTATTCAGGACAAACTTAGATGTTAAGTATGTGTTAGGTGGAAACTTTTTTTTTTCACGCTTCGTAAGCAAATATTCCAACTATACCCCACAATCTTTGACGCAGAAGATGAAAATGAAATGGAAAGTGATAAGATTAACGTGGAAATACAGGAAAATTATATGGAAACATCTTTTGAACAGGCGTTCGGATGGATTGCAGTTATCAACAGAATTAGCTTTGACGATATTACAAAACACGAAGCCATAGTAAATATGAATGTACTTGAAGTGTTAAATCAATTGCTTTACATTATTGAAAAAGATAAAGAAATGATTAAAAGACAAAATCAATCAAGATAATATCAAGATTTTTATATCTAATTGTAGGAACATATGTTAAACTATACTTATAAAAAATTACTTACAGACTTAAAAGGGATTGCTTATCATCATAAGCAGATACGTTCTTTTGGTATTGGTGACTTAAATCAAGTTACAATGGATTTAAGCACACTTAAAGAACCTGAATTTGTAAGGATGTATTGTGTGCCAGGTTTAACACAACTGAACGAAAACCATATTCATTACAATTTTAGTATCATCATTATGGATTTGGTAAACAATGATATATCCAATTTAAAAGATGTTATGTCTGATACGTTGGAAATAGCAAAGGATATATATACAATGTTTATGTTATCGTATAAAGCAATTTATGGTGATATAAGCAGGGATGTAAATCCTGATGAAAATCCTGAAATACATCCATTTGAAGAAGAATATGAACAAAAAGTAGCAGGATGGACACTTAACATATCCGTATCAGCACCATTTGATTATTCGGTATGTCATACACCAATACAATTTGGTTATCGCTTCCCACAAGACCAGACATTTGAAAGTTGGCGTGTGGTATTAGATGACTTTGAAAAGTTTGCTAACCTACATTATCAAATCAATTCATTCGGCTTTGGTTCATTGGAACAATTAACAGTAGATGTTAAAGATAAAGTGGAACCAATGTATCCACGTATGTGGGTTGAACCACAGGTAGCAAAAGTACATACAGGACATATGCACATAACATGGCGTGTGTTTTATTTGGATGTGGTGAATAACGACAATTCAAACTTACAGGATATATGGAACGACACATTAGAATTGGTAAAAGATTTATTCAGCAATATGTATTTATCTGAATATGAAAGTGATTTTGATTGTAACGTATCACCAATTCTTAACAGGTATGAAACATCATTAGCAGGTTGGTATATGGACGTATCAATGACACAGAAATTTGACTTTAACAGATGTGTTCTACCAACAACAGATTATATAACAATAACAAATTATACGTGGGAACAATTAGATGAATTGTGGTCACAAACAAAACAAACATTCAAAAATATTTAAAATAATATGTCAAATTTAACCAATCAGTACATTAGCAGTTCCTATTTAGGGGTATTGAACCTTGCTGATAGTACAAATCCAATTACAAGCACATTACAAGCCGTTCAAGACGGTTTAGGTAATAACACAGCAATTAGTATTGCTACACAAGGAATGGCTATCACAGGTTCATTACAAATGTCTGGTTCAATTATACCAGGTAGAAATAATACCTATGATTTAGGTTCACCAACAGAACAATTCAGACACTTATACGTAAGTTCAGGTTCAGTATGGATGGATAATCATCAAATTTTATCTTTAGGTAATGATGCACAAGATACGACAATAGCAGCACCACCATCAGGTTCATTAACTTTATTGAATGACGTTTTATTTTCTGCTGAATATGGAAATGGTTTTCAGGGTGGTGGTAGATTTACAATGGCAGGTGGTGGAATAAGTAATAGTACCCAAACACATTATTCGGGTTCATATCATTATATACAATCAAATGGTGAATATAATGTATCTAATAAACTTGCAGATAGTGAAGGTAATCCATTACCAGGTACAGGTTCAATTCATTTTAATGTAGAAGATGAAAGTGTTTTAAGACATTTAATTAGAAATAATAGTACATATCGTGTAGATGCTGTTGAAAGTGATATATATCATTTTGTAGAACATAATTCTAATAATAGTGGTTCAATTAAATTTCAAATTAATCAAGACGGTGTTGGACAACCTAAATCAGATTTATGGTTAGCAGGTGGTAATTTAACAGCACACGGTCATAATGGAAATGCAGGTTTAGGATTAGGAAGTTTAGGTGTTGTTATTGGTAACAATTATAATGGTGAACCAGGAACTGCACAAGAAATTTATTTTAGAAATAATCAAATTGATATAAATGGTAATACAACTTTAACTGGTTCATTATATCAATCAGGAACATTCTATGCTGATAACTTATCGTTTGCAAATAGTCCATCAATTCAAAGTAATACTGGTTCTTATGTAATGACTTATTTAGGGGATGGAACAGTTGCATATGCAGATTATCCAACATTTGGTGAAGCAGTAAGTCCATATATTACAGGTGGTTCAGGTTCAGCAGGTACGTCAGGGACAAGTGGACAAGCAGGTTCAGCAGGTTCAGCAGGTACGTCAGGGACAAGTGGCACATCATCATCAATTAATACAGGTTCATTTGCAACGACAGGTTCAAATAACTTTACAGGACAACAAGTAATTGGTAATCCTAATGGCTTTCAAGTTAATGATACAGGACATTCATCAGCATATTTGAATTTTAACTTTTATACAGGTGGTACACAATCACAAGCTAATTTTAATTCAACGGCAGATAGTACTTATATTCAGTCAAAAGGAAATATGGTATTATCAACTGGTTTAGCTGGTGGAACAGGTTCTTTACAGTTATCAGGTAAAAATATTAATATAACAAGTTTTAATGGTCTTAATTATACAGGTACTACAAATTTATATGGTAACCAATATATTAGTGGTGCATTATTTATGACAGGTTCATCAAAATATAATACACCATCTTTTCCTGCAATTCATTTAAGTGGTAAAAATAGTACAGGAATTGATTACATAAGTACTGATATTAATTCATATGGTATGACTGTATCAAGAAGCGGTTCAGCCGTTCAAGGTGATTACACAGCATCATATACTTATAATGCTTTTTCAGTTTATGATAATACCTATGGTAATGGTAGTTATATGGGTTTGGGACAAGTTGAAGTGGGTGGTGGTAACCCTACAAACGGTTCAAGTGGTAATCAATTGGGTTTAATATCTGATTTTAATTATATTTTTGGTGACGGACAAGATAGTCCTGCTTTATATACATATGATAATAATGGAACACCAATAGCATTAATTTATACACAAGCAGCAGACGGTTGGACTGATGGTGCAGTATCTTTTAATGTTCCTGTTAATATAACAGGTTCCTTAGTTATTAATAGTGGTTCATTAAATATGAATGGAATAACAGGTTCAAATAATGCTATTGTATTTCCATTTATAGTTGGTACTGATGTACAAACACCATCTAAAATTTATCAAAATATTAATGGTGATATTGTAACATCACCAAATAATAATGCAGTAATTGCAGGTAACAGTAATATATATTTACCTGGTTTAGGTTATCCTGGTATTACTTTTGAACAAGATAGTGATGGTAATTTTACCAATATGACATTTGGTGGTATTAATCAAGCAATATCAGGTTCAATGATGGTACCATCTAATGGATTTGTACAAAACTTTATTCAAGATACAGATAGTGGAAATGTAATTGGATTTGCTATGTCAGCTTACAATACAAATGATGGTTCATTATCTGCTAATTTTTATGGACCTGGCACAGGTAGTAATATTGTTGGCGGTAATAATGATAATACAATATTTGCAATTCCAATTACAGGTTCAACTTTAACTATATATCGTGATACAGTAGTTTCAGGTTCATTAGTTACAACAGCAGGATTTGCACAAGAAACATTAATTACAGACCAAGAATTATCTTCAGGTGTTGATACGACAATTACATTTAATAATTCAAATTATGACCCATCAGGATGGTATAATAGTGAATATTTTTATTATCAACCAACCGTTGCTGGTGTATATCAAGTATCATATAGTGTAACGTGGTTACCTGCAATATCAGGTACAGGACAAGTAAATGTTCAAGTTCATAAAAATGATGGTGCAACACAAGTATCAATTAACCAACAACAACTTAATTTAATTGATAATTTAACACAAACTGGAACTGTATTTGTTGATATGAATGGTTCAACTGATACATTATCATTAACGGCTTATACATCATGTACAGCAGGACAAACAATTAATGGTGGAAATGGAACAA